AAGGTTTAGCTTTAGGCGGTGCAGTTGAGACAGTATTTTTAGGTTTTAGACGAATGAAAAATCTTAATCGAGCTAAGAACGAAGGCGATGAAACTGCATTTAAAGAAATAGACAAAGTTGAAACAAAGGCAATAGATGATAGTATTAATACTCCAAAACCAAAAAAGAAAACTAAAAAAGAGCAAAAAGCTCAAAGAAAAAAAGATGCTTTAGATGATATAGATAGTAAAAAATCAGAAGCCAATGCACAATCAAGTTTAGATTATATACATGAGGGTTTTAAGGAAGATTACGATAGATTAGATGAAGTGTTTGACGCATGGAGAAGAGGGGATGTAAACCCTGCAACTGGTCAAAAATGGGCTTTAAAAGATATTTTAGATAAAACTTTTGCTTCTGGTCAATGGGCTAAAAATGGTACTAATGGTAATTTATTAATTTTAAATCAACTTACAGATAAACTAGCTAGAAATTTAAAAGATACAAAAAGAACTAATGAAGAAGCTTTAATCTTAGCTGTAAAATTAGGTAAAACTCCAGAAGTAATTCAAATACACTTAAATAGATTAGCGACTGAAATGGCGGATGCAGAAGTTAAAGTTCTTGCAGGTCATATAATGCAAATATCTATGGCAGATGCTTTATTGACTACTGGTATGAGAATTAAATATGGTACTGCAACAAAAGAAGAATTTTTTAAACTTTATTTTCAATTTGAAGCTCTTTCACAATCTTTAGATACTATAGTTAGTAAAAGTTCAAGAGTTTTAAATGTTCAAAAACAAAGAGTAGAAGGTTCAGTTGATTTATCGTCTGATATATTAGCCTCATTAAGTAATATTAAAAGAGAAATAGATTGGATTCCAACAAAAGAAGCTGAAGATTTAATTATTAAAAGAATACAACAATTAGCTGATGGTGATACTGGTAGGTTAAATAAATTTGTTAGTGCAGTAGCTCGTTTATCTGGTTTAACTAAAGGTGGAGCTTTTATAAATGCTATAAATGAGGCTTTTGTAAATTTTATTTTATCAAATCCCAAAACTCATTTAGTAAACATGACTTCCAATTTAATTCAAATGCTAGTTACACCTACTGAAATGATGATGGGAGGTGTATTAAAAGGTGATGGAAGATTAGTAAGAGAAGGAATAGATACTTATGTCGGTGTTTGGAAATATATGGGAGATGCTTTTACTGTAGCTTATCATTCATTAAAGACAGGAGAAAATTACCTTGATGATGTAACTAAATTAGACATGGATTACAAAAAAGCCATTAAAGGTAAATTTGGAATGGTTAATTTAGATAAAGTAGGAGAAGGTGTAAGAACACCATCCAGATTTTTAGGTGCTGAAGATGAATTTTTTAAACAAATGAATTATAGAGCTAAAATGTATGCAAGAGCGATGCAACTAGCTAGAGCTAAATATAAAACAGGTGCATACAAAAATACAAAAGAAATGGCAGAAGATGTTGAAGATATGTTTGCTAAATCTTTCGATGAAAATGGGAAAATTGTTAATGGTGTTAATACAGGCAGAGGTCTAAATGATTATGCTTTAGACTATGCACAAACTAATACATTTACTAAAAGTTTAGATGATAAGATAAGATTTTTTGACAGCAAACAAAATAAATATGTTAAAGAATCTAGGTCTAAATATGGAGCTAAAGTTCAAGATTTTGTAAATGATGCTCCTATACTAAGGCAGTTTATCCCTTTTATTCGTACCCCAGTTAATATTATGCGAGAAGTTTGGAAACGAACTCCATTATTAAATATGGCTCAAAGAGAATTTAGGGAAAAATTATTAAAAGGAACTCCTTCACAGCAAGCTATGGCAAGAGGGCAATTTGCTATGGGAAGTGTAATATGTTTTAGTGCTTACCAATTAGCATTTTCTGGAAAAATTACTGGAGGAGGGCATAGCAATCGTCAAATTAATCAACAACAAAGAGACGCAGGATGGAAACCCTATTCTTTTAAAATTGGAAGTAGATATGTTCCTTTTGAACGTCTCGACCCTTGGGGTATGTTTTTCGGTATATGGGGAGATTTTGCTGAAATAAAAGAAGAATTATCAGAAGAAGAACATGATACAGCAATTTACATGGCAATAACGTATGTAATGGAAACTTCTGGTATGACTAATATGGATGCTACAGAGTTTATGAAACAGTATACACCAACTGAAGAATCTGGATTTCAAGCAATAGCTTTTGATGGACTAAACGCTGTAGCGAAAAACTTAACTTCAAAAACATATTTAAAAGGACTGACAGATATACTTGATGCTGTAAATGGAGATAATCCAAATAAATTTGAAGCTTTAATGAAATCTAAAGCTAGCGGATTCGTACCTAATGTTATTAAAAATATAATTAGAGACCCTCATTATAGAGAAATAAGAAGTATATGGGATGGTTTTAAATCTGGAATACCTTTTTATAACCGAGATTTAGAGCCTAAATTTAGAGCCGATGGTTCTATTATAGATAGAGCAAACACTTATTGGGAAGGGTTACTAAATCCTGTTCCATTTTCTAAAAGTAAAAATTTAGATGATATTGTAATTCAAGAATTTGCAAGATTAAAAGAGCCTTTTACTCCTTTAGATACAACAATGGGTATAAATGGGAATGTAGATTTATTAGAGTACACTACAAAAGAAGCTGTAAAAATTGGTGATATAGAAATACCAAAAGGTGCAACGTCTCACTATGCTATGAATCTTTTACTTAAAGATGGTAAATTAAATTACAACGGAAAAAATTTAACACTAAAAGAAACTCTTGAAGCTATTATTAAAAGCGACACTTATCAAAATGAACTTACTGATAAATTAGAAGTAAGAGGTGATATGACAATTAGTGGTACTAAAGGTGAAATGTTAAAAAAGTATATAAGAGAATTTAGAGAATTTGCAAAAAGAGAAATTAAAAATTCAAACGCCTTTACAAATGAAAATGGCGGAACTTTAAGAAAAGCTTTTGATATAGATAAAAATATTGACAAAGTAAATGAAACACAATCTGGACTAGAATACCTCGGTCTAGAATAATCAATCAACAATTTAAAAGAAAAGGAAAGATGGCTACATGGCTTTATCTTATGTAAACTATACAGGTAACGGAAGCACAAATCAATTTAGCGTAACATTTAATTACATTAATCAATCAGATGTTCATGTCTTTATTGATGGAGTAGAAGATACTAGCTTTACTTTTGTTAATGCACAATTAATTCAAACAACAAGCGTACCTGCATTAAATAGTGTAGTCAAAATTCAGCGTACAACGTCTAATACAGCACGACTTGTAGATTTTCAAGATGGTTCAGTATTAAGTGAAAGTGATTTAGATACTTCAGCTAATCAAAACTTTTTTACAGTACAAGAAAACTTCGATAGAACTCAAGATACAATTCAATTAAATAATTCTGGAGTATGGGATGCTCAAAGTAAAAGAATAATTAATGTAGGAGACCCTACAAGCAATCAAGATGTTGCTACAAAAAACTACTTAGAAAACACTTGGCTTACAACTTCTGATAAAGCTGTTTTAACGTCTCTTAATTCTAACTTAGCTAATTTGTTAGCTGTTAATACAAATGCCAGTAATATTAATGCAGTTGCATCAAACAGTACCAATATTAATACAGTTGCAGGAAATATAACTGCAGTAAATACAGTAGCGACAGATATTACTAAAGTTGTAAAAGTTGCAGATGATTTACTTGAAGCTGTATCTGAAATTGAAACTGTAGCAGACGATTTAAACGAAACAACTTCTGAAATAGATACAGTTGCTAATAATATAACAGATGTAAATACTCTTGGTGCTATAAGCTCTCAAGTTACAACACTAGCAGGAATAAGTGGTAACATAACAAGTCTAAGTGCAATAGCTTCAGATATAACTGGTGTAAATACCATAGCAAGTGATGTCTCAACTGTTTCTGGTATTTCAAGTGCTGTAAGTAACTTATCTTCAATTAGTTCCGATGTAACTTCAGTCAATTCAAATGCAAGTAATATTACTTCTCTAGCAAGTATTTCTAGTGCAATTAGTAATGTAAATTCAATTTCTGGTGATGTAACCGCAGTAAGTGGTATATCAAGCAACGTAACAAATGTAAGTAATGCAATTACAAATATTAATAAAGTTGCAACAAATTTAAGTAATGTAAATAATTTTGCTGATACCTATAGAATAGGAAGTTCAGACCCTACAGCTTCTTTAGATGCAGGAGATTTATTCTTTAATACTACGTCTAATGAAATTAAATATTATGATGGCTCAAGTTGGGGTGGCTTAGTTGGAGCTACAGGCCCAACTGGACCTCAAGGAACTACAGGACCGACTGGACCTACTGGTTCGACAGGACCTTTAGGACCTACAGGACCTCAAGGAGTTGCAGGGCCAACTGGACCAGACGGACCTACAGGACCTACTGGTTTAACAGGACCGACAGGACCTACAGGACTTCAAGGACCTACAGGGCCAGATGGACCTACAGGACCTACTGGTTCGACAGGACCAGACGGACCAACTGGACCTACAGGATTAACAGGACCAACTGGACCTGCAGGTGTAAACGGAAGTGATGGGGCAAACGGAAATGATGGTGCAACTGGACCGACAGGGCCAGAAGGACCGACAGGACCTTTAGGACCTACTGGACCTACAGGACCTACTGGTTCTAACGGAAACGATGGAGCTACAGGACCTACTGGGCCAGATGGACCAACTGGACCTGCAGGACCTACAGGACCAGATGGACCTACAGGACCTCAAGGAGCTACTGGACCTACTGGACCAACACCTACAAATGCGTTGCTAACTACTGGTGGCACGATGACTGGTGATTTAGCACATGGTGATAATGTATTAGCTAAGTTTGGTGCATCTAATGATTTACAGATTTATCATACTGGTTCAGAAAGCATTATTGCAGATGTTGGAACTGGTGCTTTAGAAATTAGGGCTGATGAATTAAAAATTAAAAATAGTGCAGGTAGCGAAAACGGAATTTACTTTGCTCAAGATGGCGTAGTAAATCTTTATTACGATACTTCTAAAAAACTTGAAACAAGTTCAAGTGGAATTACAGTTACAGGAAGTATAGCAGGCGATGTTGTATCAGCACATACTACAGAAACAAGTTTTGCAACTGATGATGTAATTGCAGTTTACGATACTTCCGCAGGAGCAATAAGAAAAGGAACTATTTCAAACGTAGCTTTAGCAGGACCAACTGGACCAACTGGACCTACTGGACCTGCAGGTAGTAATGGAACTACAGGAAGTAATGGGGCAGATGGTCCAACTGGACCTACAGGACCTACTGGGCCTACTGGACCTACAGGACCTTCTGGTGCTGATGGAAATGATGGTGCTGATGGTAGCAACGGAGCTACAGGACCAACTGGACCTACTGGACCTGCAGGAGCAGACGGAAATGATGGTGCTGATGGTAATAATGGAGCTACAGGACCTACAGGACCTACAGGACCGACTGGACCTTCTGGTGCTAATGGTAATGATGGGGGTACTGGGCCAACTGGACCTAGTGGACCTGCAGGACCTAGTGGCGGAACTGGACCAACTGGACCTAGTGGTGGAACTGGACCTACTGGTCCTACAGGACCAACTGGACCTACTGGACCAAGTGGCACTATAACAAATACTGCGTATCAAATGACTTCTTTAGGTGTTGGTACTGGAGCTTCTGGTACTACTGGAGAAATCCGAGCTACAAATAATATTACTGCATACTATTCAGATGAAAGATTAAAAGATTTTGAAGGACCAATAGATAATGCTTTAGACAAAGTAAAAGCATTAGGAGGTTACTATTTTAAAGAAAATGAAACAGCTAAATCACTTGGTTATAACAATGACAAAAGACAAGTAGGTTTAAATGCTCAAGAAGTACAAGCTGTTTTACCAGAAGTTGTTACTGAAGCTCCAATAGACAATAAGTATTTAACAGTATGGTATGACAAATTAGTACCCCTTTTAGTACAAGCAATCAAAGAATTAGACGAAAAAAAGTGTAATTGTAAATGTTGTAAGGAGGTTTAATGAGTAATAACGTACCTAATAGTGGTTCAGCTAGTTTTAGTGATGTTCGTACAGCTTTTGGAGGTTCTGGTGCAATTTCTATAGCTGATTCAGAACCTAGATTAATGGCTAATATACCAAGCGGTGCAATTAGTATGAATGATTTAAGAGGAACTTTTCATGCAACGACTGGTAAAACTACATTTATGTCCATAAGTTATTATTTGTATAATGGGGAATACGTAAACCATGGTGATATAGTGGATTTTTCTGCTCAACCTGATGAACCTGACTACGCTTTAATAAATGGAAAAAATGTATTTGGGTGTCAAGGAAATCCTGCAGATAAATTTAATTCTGCAACTTTTTCAATTACTGTTGAAGGTACAGCAGATTGGACTTATCTTAATCTAGGAGGCAATATTTATTACAGAAGTAATGGCGTAACTACTCAAAATTCTGGAAGTAGTGTTACAAACTATAGTGGAAGTGGCGTATTAGGTTTTCCAACTGGAACGGTAACTTGTTACGGAGGATAAATGAGCAAAATAAAAACTATAAAAGAAAATAATGAATCACATTTATTAATGCCTTATGCAGACGCAGATGAAATTATTGAAAAGTTAAAAGGAACTGTAAATAATTTGCATAACATTTATGTAGCAAAAAAAGATTTAGAAGAAGAAAGTGTAGAAGAAATATGAAATTTGATATTCCAACAACACTTGCAAAAAACATAGAAAATAAATTTCAATATGCGGTACTACAAGGCAACACAGGAGACAGTATTGTAAGGCATTTATGGACTGAGCAACCTCGATTAGATGAAGTAGAATATTACCCAGATAACAATAAAATTCATAAACGCTTAAATAAACTTATTTTTGTAGAAGGTAAAATTAAAGTTACTTATCAATGGGAAGATGACGAAGGGATTACTCAAGATGATGTAAACCAATGGAAATCTTTGATGGAAAGTAATAATGCAGAGCAACAATTTATTGTGTGTACTGAAACTGAAAATTCAATAAGTTATGAATTAGAATACCCTAATGTATTAAATGATTGGACACCTATATCAATAAGTTGGGAACTAAAATGTAACAGAGCTTCAATAGAAGTTATGCAAGATAACACAAATATATTTTGCATATTAAATAATTCTGTAGATGTAAAATTAAAAAGTATAGATATTCTTGCAGGAGAAACAAAAGAGTTAAATCAAGCTTGTTATGTTTATTTTAGCCAAAATTGTGAAATTACTAAAGAAGGTTCAGATATAGTTCATACAATACCAAAACAATCACTTAAAAAATTAAAAAATCAAAAAAGGATTATTAAAAATGTTGCTGACACTACAGCAACTTTAATAATGATTTATGAATGAACTTTTTATTCGTTTAAAATTTGTTTGGCAGTATGCAAAACACCTTGATTTATACGACATACCTTCATTAGAATTAATTTTTAAATTTGTTAATACATTAGATAAAAAAGACAGAAAAAAACATTTAAAAAAATTTAATAAAACTTATGTATCTTCTAAAGTATATGATGCTGAATTACCTATAAGACTAAAAGTAAAAGAAGAAAATTATCCTGTAGGTTCGTTTGGATATGAGTTTAAAAAATGGTCTTCAAGTGATGACCATATAATAGACTTATTTCAATTAAGTTTAGTGCCATATAGAGATACAAGAAAAAAGAACACTAAATTTAATAAGTTTGCTGAAGCTACTATGCTACAGCACGATTTAATTCATTTTTTAAATGGTTATGACATTTCGCCAATGGGTGAAGTATGTGTTTTAAGTTTTAATCTAGCTAAAGAATGGCGAAAAAGTTATTCAACAATTTTATTTTCAAGTTTTTTAATGTCAATACGAAATACATTTTTACCTTCAAAATATATAAAAAATAAATCTTTATTAATTAAATTAAAATATTTGCCAATTTGTGTTTTTTTAAAATTAGTTATTGAAAGTTATAGACGAGGAAAAAAATCAAGATGGTTTTTATCAGTAGATTGGGATTGGTATTTACACCAACCATTAGAAACTGTTTTAGAAAATCTTAATTTGCAAAATAAACCTGTTTATTGGGAAAAAGTAAACCCTTTTATTAAATATGACAAAACAAACAAAAGAAACTAACGATGAGTTGTGGTTTAGATGGTTACGTAAATGGTCAAAAATTTTTAGGAGAATGAAATGAACATAGTGCAACCCTTACTTCCATTGTTTATATGTGTAAATGATGAAATTGTTTGTAACAATAAACAAGAGATAATAAACGAGTTAAAAGATGGTAAAAAAAGTTTAGATGATAAAAATAAAAATGATTATGGTACTTTTTATGAAGAACATACATTGTCAAATACAGGAAGTGCAAAAGATTTACTTAACACGATAAAAGAAACGACTTCTTCTGTAGCAAATTTTCCTAATCACTTAGAAATAGAATTAGAAGATGTTTGGGGGAAAATTCAAGAAAAAAATATGAGCATGTCTTACCATACTCACTATGATTTAAATAATCCTAATAGAATTGGGTTTTCTTTTGTTTACTATTTACAAGCTATAGAAGGCCAAGGTATGTTGCAGTTAGTTGTAGAACATGGTTTTAGAAATTATTCACATTTAATTAAACCAAAAACAGGTCTTTTAGTTTTATTTCCAATTAATACTCCTCACTTTACATTAAGAAACCATATGGAAAGAGAGCGTATAGCCATTTCTGGAAATTTAATTTTCAAAGAAAAAAATGAAACCACTTCAATTTACAAGTCATAAATTCAAATATTCAACACGCTTAGACAAACTTGTAGAAACAAAAGACGATTACATTGAAGAACTTGAAATGCGTTACGAAGAGTCGGCTGATATTTGGCATCTTACAAATTATCAAATTTATGGAAACAATGGTTATTTTGTTATTATAACTAAATTAAAAAGGGAACTTAAAGAAGCTAAAGACGAAATTACAAAATTAAAGAAAGAATTAAACAAATGAACCTTATACCTTCTCTTAAAGATAAAACAGAAAAACCTTTTATTTCTTGCGATGATTTATTTACTAATGAAGAACTAACAAAAATAGAAAGTATTGTTGATAAATTAGATTTTCAAAATGCTACTACAGAAAATAGTCAAACAGATATTAAAATAAGAAACTCTAAAATTAAATGGCTTTTTAATAACGAAGAAAATAGTTTTCTTTATAATAAATTAGGCATTTTTTGTATTCAAGTTAATGACCAATTTTATAATTTTAATTTATCTAGTATGAATGAGGCTATTCAATATACAGTTTATGAACCAGATATGCACTATACTTGGCATACAGATAGTGGAGTTCAAGGCCAATTACCTAGAAAATTAAGTTTAACTATACAACTTTCAGAACCAGATGAATATGAAGGTGGCGATTTAGAAATATGGACTGGTGGAAATCCAGAGAAAATGATTCGTAAAAAAGGTGCTGTAGTTTTATTTCCAAGCTTTCGTTTGCATAGAGTAACACCAGTAACAAAAGGTATTAGAAAATCGTTAGTTGTCTGGATAGGCGGACCAAATTTTAAATAGGAGAAATAATGAGGATTATTAAGTGAAAAACGTAGACGAGCTAAATGTCGAAATAGAAAAAATAAATGGAAATATTCGATTAATTGAACAGTCTATTAAGACAATCGAGACAAACCATCTAGCTCATATCCAAAACAGTATTCAAACTATTAACCGAGTTCTATACGGAGTCGGTTTTATGCTTTTTACACAATTAGTTTTAATTGTAAGAGAAGCTTTATTTTAACAAACAGGAGAACCAATGACAAACAAAACTACTCAAAGAGCAGAATATAATGGGTGGAAAAAGATTTATACAAGCGGAAATAAAGCTGTAGCTCAAACTCACCCTAATCATGCTCAATTTTTAAAACAATTTAACAAAGAAAAGGCGGAATAATTATGTCTCTTTATAGAAATATAAATGCACGAAAAAAACTTGGAATTTCAAGAAGTAAGAAAAATTCTACAGTAACAGCTAAAGCTTATTCAAATATGAAAAAAGGCTTTCCTTCTAAAAAAGCTTAGTACATGAAAAATACAACCGAGAAGTTAATGGATGAGCTACATACAAAGTTAGCTGAAACATTATTAGATAGGGTAAAAGACCCTAGCGTAAAAGCTTCTGATTTAAACGTAGCTAGACAATTTTTAAAAGATAATGGCATTGAAGGTCTACCAGTAGAGGACTCCGCTTTAAAAAACCTTGTAGACGAATTACCTTTTGATTTAGATGAAACAGCAACAAATTAGCGTATCGGAAAAAACCGAAATTTCCATGCCGATTAAAAATATGGCAGGAATTATTTTTTTAGCTTTAAGTTCTGCATGGTTTGGCTTTTCAGTTATAGAACGATTAAATATTATTGAAACTGAATTACAGTTAATGCAACAAGATTTACTTGAAGCATCTACACAAAAGCCTATAGACCAAGAGCAATTTATGTTGTTGGAATTTTTATCGTCTAATCAAGAAAAGTTAAAAGAAAAAGTAGAAGAAGAAATACCAAATATTAAGAAAAACGATATGACGCTACAGTTTCACGAAGAGCGTATTATAGATTTAGAAGCGAGGGATTAATGATTGAAGTTGTATTTGCAATTTTAATGATAAGTAATGGAAATGTTATTGAGTACGTTCCAACTGAAGGAATGTCAAATTGCTTAGAGCAAAAAAGAATAGTATCAAGACAGATAGGAGAAGACCAAAAAGGAATAACGATACAATGTAAAGAAGTAAAGGCTGAACTTTACGAAGACTGCGTATCAGATAATTGCCGATT